GGAATGCGAAGCGTGCCACCACCTGCGTTCTGCATACGAGCAAGTGCTTCAAGCACATCGCCTCCTCCAGCAACCGAGGCGTTAGCCGCAGTTTCTTCCGCTCGATTGCGTGTGCCATAATCGCTCAAATTGCTGGGATTAGCGGCACTACGGACATAGACATTGACTCCACCTCTTGCCATATTTGTGTGTAGGTTTGGGTTTGGGTTGCTTGGGAATTACGAGATGACCTTACGCTTGAGGTTCGCTTGGGCGGCACGGCTGATAGCCGAGGCGTTCGCCTTGAAGAACTTATTTTGCTCACGCTTGTCGGCAATGGACTCGAACTTGGCGAGGACATCCGCATCAGTCATAGGGGCATCGCCTCTCATTTCAGCGGTGACAGGCTCCGAGACGCTCTGGGCGACAATCTTCGCCGCCTTGGCTTCAAGGGTCTTGTCGGACGCTTCGGATTGGGCGAACTTCGCCATCATCGACTCAAACTTGGCTTGCAGTTGGGCGACAGCGGTGAGGGCTTCGTCCTTCGCCTTGGTTTCAGAAGCGAGGGTTTCGCCTCTCTTGGCGAGTTCGGCTTCAACGAGTTGCTTCGCCTTGGCGACTTCAGCCAGACGAGCCACAGCGACTTCAACCACAGAGTCGAGGGATTGCTGGGCAACCTTGACGATAGGGGCTTCTTCGCACAGCGGGGACTTGTCACCGACTTCGGTGGTGTTGCCCTTGGTCGGGGCACAACCCGTTTCGTGAACCTTGGTGGTCTCGTCAGAGGCACACTCGTCCTTCGCCTGCTTGCCCTTCTTGGCATCCTTCTTGTCGAGGAAGGACTCTTCCCCGTCTTGGTCGGGCTGACCAACAACATCGTGCTTGTTCATACCGGGTAGGCTGTTCTCGCCCTTCTTGGCGGTTTCCTTCTTCTGCTTTTCCTGCTGGACGAGTTGCTTGAGGTATTCCATCAGCGGGGCAGGGATTTCGTCTTCGCCAGCCTTCTTGGCTTCGGGTTCCAGAGCGACATCTTCAGCCTTCTTCGCACCCTTGCCCGGCTTGGACAGCGTGCGTTCGTGGACTTCGTTCTCCTCGCCACCTTCGGCATCTTCCTTCTTCTGCATATCGGTGGACTCCATAATCTCTTCCACATCGGTTTCAGCCTTGGAGACCTTCTTGGCGAGTTTCTTGTTGAGGCTAGGAGAGGTCGTGTTGTCATCGTTGACATTGTTCTTGTTCGGGTCGAGACCCGGCTGGGGAATGATGTCACCAAAGTCCTTGGTCTCTTCCTTGAGGGGAGCCTTGAGGTTGCTGTCAGCCTTCTTGGACTTGCCCTTCATCTTGCAGGCGTTGCGATACTCACGGAGCATTTCCATTTCGTCTTCGGTCAGACCATAGTCTCCTTCGTCATTGGCTTCGTTACGCATCCCCGGGGACGGGTGATGGGGGTTCATTTCAGCCTTCTTGCCCTTGCTAGGACGACCCAGACCCGGATGCTTCATATCTTCGGCTTCGCAGTCTTCGGCTTCGGCTTCGCCTTCTTCACGCTCTTCAATTTTGTCCTTGATGAATTGGGGCATCTCGCCCTTCTTGCCCTTCTTCTTGCCAGCATCAAGGTGTTGCTTCTCGGCAGGGGAGTTGCCTTCTTCGCCTTCTTCGAGTTGGCGTTCAACATACTTGTTTAGGTCAGCCTTCTTGGCGGCTTCCTTTTCGAGGCGAACCATAGTCGCCTGCATATCCTTCAGAACCTTGGCGGTCATCTCACGCTCGGCAAGGAGTTCGCCCAACTTGGCAACGATAAGCGGGTCAACAGCGACAGGCTCCGAAGCCTTAGGTGCAGACAAAGCGGTCTCGATTTCTGCCAGACGCTTGGACAGGGCTTCCTTCTCGGAAGCGAGTGAGGTGACCTGCTCGGAGAGGGCGAGGGTCTGCTTGGACGCTTCGATTGCCTCCTTGAGTTGCTGTTCAACGGACTTGGTATTGCTCATAGTTCGGGGATTTAAGGTTTATGAAATGTCAACCGATGTAAGGATTGGGGGTGTCCATAGATGTAGGATTCATCGGCATTGCATACATCTGGGGGAGCATCTGGCGGTGGGCCTGCCTGCGGGTGTTCTTGATGTCTTCGAGCAGGGCTTCAAAGGAGTCAACCACCCCCGTGGTTAACCCTCGGCTTGCCGCCTTGTCGCCATAGAACGACTGCCCTTGTAGGTCATCCAGCGATGCAAACTGACGCACAGAACGGACATCTCGGATAAACCGCTGGTGCAACTCGTCTACTTCGTCTTGAAGGGAGTTAATTTGGTCGGGGGTAAGGCTCGTTCCTTCCACGCCGGCTGCTTTGTATTTTCCCGACTTGATGACGACAACTTCCTTACCTTCCTTTTCAAACTTCTTACGCTCATCGGTCATCGTAATGTAAACGCCACAGGCTCCTACTGATGCGGAGGGAGTGCAAACAAAGCGTTTGCATTGGGATGCCATCCAATATGCGGCTGAACCGCAGTCGGAATCGGTAAAGGCGATGGTCGGCTTCTCGTATTTACGGATTTTCTTTGCGAGTTCTTCCAGACCCGTGGTGCTACCGCCTCCAGAGTCCATACGGAGAACCACCTCAAAGACTGTGTCGTCCTTCGCCCAAGCATCGAGTTTCTCGGCAATGCGGTCGATGTCGGCACAGCCAAGCATCGCTTCCAAGGGTGATAGGCACTTACCAATGACCCCACGAACAGGGATAATCCCCGTGCCATCCTGCACATACGGCTGGGAGGCAACCGCCAGACCAGCCCCTGCCGCCATCGTTTCAAGGTCTTCTGTATCCTCGCCCACGGGAGCGGCAAAACGCTTCGCCTTTGGGCCAACCTCAAGCATCTTAGGTCTTGGGTTCATATAAGCCGACAGGTGGTGAGCAATGTCGGGGTTAGAAACAAGCATTTCAGCGTTCTTCAAAAACGCCTGTGCCTTGATGGGGTCAATAAGGAGGGGTCGTCCCGCCTTCAAGGCGTAGTGTAGGTCGCTTCTAATCATCTGGAGAATGGTTGCTCTCTATTGCGAGAAAGCCCCGGATTTTGCTTTGGCAGGGTGTCAACAGAAGTTTCCATCTGTGTTGTCGGCTCCGCAGGTGGCATCTTCGGTGGCGGGGAGAGTTCTGGTTCACTATTTGTGAGCGGGTCGCCTGCCATCTCGTCCGCCTTTTGTCCCATAATCTGGTCGATAGGCACAATCTGCGGTTGACCATCAGGACCGGGCATAACGACACCCAACGCTCCATCGGGAATTGTGTTCGGGGCGGGCTGACCACCGCCGCCTGCACCACCAGAGGGCGACTTACGCCACAACTTGTCCGCCGCTACACCCGTCTCCTTGGACACACGCTCAATGAAGGCGTGGTCTCGGGCAATCTTACGAATGGTCTTCTCGAAGCCGTAGCCACGGGATTGGAAGTCATCGGACGGAGGTATGCGACCCATATCAAGGTCGGCACGCTCATTGGCTCCTTCCCTACCTGCGTCAACTGTAACGGATTTGCAGGTTACCCATTCCGTCTTCCACCAATTGCGTGCATTGGGAATGTCCTTCTTTCGGTCGATGCGATAACCAAGCCAGAATTGGAAGTAGTCTTGTAGGAATCGTGAAATGATGACGCTCTGCCTGTGAGCGAAGAAGCGTCCCGCCTTGGCTACCACCAAGCGAACTGCACTACCGCCAGCACGAGTTGGGTCTGCAACAAACTCATATGGCAGACCTCCCATAATACTATCCCTCCGTAGGTGGTCAATAAATCCTGTAAAAGCCGCAGACGGACGAGCGGATTGATAAGAAACAAGGCTCTCATTGTTATTAAGAACTGCGGTCACACCACCCAGCACTCGATTGAGGGCATCGGGGTCGGTGTTGGCTGTGGCGGAGTTACCCTCGCCAAGAGGCTGACCAAGACCAAGGTCGCCAGAGTCCATCCGGGTGTCCTCAACCTTTAGGATACGGCTTGTGCGGGAGTTGTCTTTGACAGCCGTTTTCTCCATCGAGAGGATGTCCATCTCGTCACGCATATGGTTAATGGCGTGCTGGTGAGGAGGGAAGGCTCGGCTCTGGGAGGCGTATTCGGGGTCAAAGATGTGAATCATTGATGCCGCCTTGATAGCCTCATACTTGCCATCGCCCTGCTTCACATAGTAGAAAGTAGGCTTCCCGTATTTGTCAAAACGAATGCCGTCAAAGATGTCGGGGAGCGACATCGCATCGGGGGCGGTCTCCACTCGGTGGGCTTCGATGATTTGGAACTTGGGGTTACCCTTGGCATCCCTCGTCTTGATGACGAATATCTCCCCGTCTCTATCTAGGGCTTCGCACAGGATGTAGAGCGACTCCAGCATCGAGAAGCGTCCGCTGATTTCGGGACGGATGCACTCCTGCTCCCACTCGGCTTCCACGAGGTTTTGCCAATTATAATCGCCCCCCAGACATTGTAATCCGATACCCTCGCCTATTGAGTAAATGGCGGTATCCTTAATCATCTGCTTGTAGAGTCCGTTGTTCTTTTCGAGCCAACGGGACAAGCGAACCATCTCTCTGCGAGTCTGCCCCGTCATTTCCATACGGAAATCGGTCGGCTGTGGTGCGTCTATGCGTGTTCTGTGAACCGAGTAGCGAGTAGACTCAAATGCCCCTTGGTAGGCTTTCGGACGCAGGAGGTTAGACAGGCTCATACGAACCCTGTCAAAAACCCCGGGCTTTGGTTGGTTATCGGGTGGCATCAGCGGTCAACAAGACGATTGTAGTTCGTGTAAAGTCCACGAGTCCGTCCGTCCAGACGCTGTAAGGCGTAGTTCGCCTCTTGGAGCATCTGTTGGGGCGGAAGAGCAAATTGCTTGCTGGCGTTCGTGGCCCCATCCGAGTAACTCATAATCGTCTTCCCCTCTAGGATGAGGGCGACCGCCTTATCCCGCATAGCCTCAATGGTCTCACGGGGAAGTCCGACAAATAGTCCATTGGCTGGCATCGTGCTTTTGGCACGCTGTCAACGAGTGAACCAGCCTCTCGTTCACTTATCTTGCTTGAAGGCTTCCTTGACGATACGCTCGAACTGCTCCTTGTATTTTTCGACCAACTTCTCCTGTTCGGGAGTCATTGGGACTTTCTTGAAGCGGGAGTCGTCATCCTTGACATCCTCAACGGGTTGGTTGTCTTTGCTCATAGGCGGTAATAATTGTTGTTAGATTTTTCTTGAGGCTCTTTGGGGGTCTTGGGAGTCCTTGGCTTACGGGGTGCTTTCACATCCCTTGCTTCGCCAATGGTAAACCCTCTTGCGATGACTATTGGTGGCTGGACGAATGTAATCAAGTGCGGAGGCTTACGCACATTCTGAATCTTATGCTCTGGGGATGGAGCCAACGCCGCCTTGAAGGCTTCGCCTTGAGCCTCGGGGACTCGCAAGTTAACAGGTAGGGACTTCCAATCCTCGTAGCCCTTATTGGGCTTGAAGGAGAACTTGACCCCAAGGTTTTTAGCCACCTTTTCGGTTTCTGCCAGCATCACCATACCAGCCATCTTGCAGACGGCTTCGTGCAGGCTCTTTACACTCATCGAGGGGTTCATTCTAATGGCGTTAACTAGGACGCTATTAGCGGCGGATTGAACCGCCTTGATGCGTGCTGTGAAGTCATACATTTCAGCCTCAACGGCAAAACGACTCTTCTTGGAATACTCGGGTGGTAAATCCAATCTGTATTCACCTTCACGAGCGTAGACGAGACCTACGGCAACGCCAGACTTCTGATACGAGAGAAAGTCGGAGTCGGAGAATGTCCATCCAAACGGGCGTTCGTCCTCCGTTGGGTGGTTATGCACATCGACCCCACCACGAAGCATACCGGGTAGGTTGTAACTGCGAACCCGACCCTTTTCCCCCTTTGCCCAAGTAACAAGTTGTCCGTTGGCATCATACTGATACGAATACTCACGGACTTGATTGGTTATCGCCTGCTTGATGTTGGCTAGGTTAAACGGAGAGGTTGGGTCGTTCATATCGTCATTGCCTTTCCAATTCGGGTCTTTGGCAAGAGCGTCCATCCGCTCGCCAAGGGCGACCGCAAGACGCACATTAGCCTGTGCAAGGTTGGAAGCCTCCTTGGATTCGGAGACCATCTTCACATTGTCTGGGTTGGACTCCACGAGGGCAAGATATACCCTGTAAAAGTTGGCGGTTATCCCAGCGTCATCTGGCATTGTGTTGTGCCTCCTGCTAGGCATCTCTGAACGGGCTGTTCGCCCTTCTCGTGCTGTGCTTCCCCTTGCCATTATGCGTTTTGAGCCGTGTCAACGGCTCGCCAAGGCTAAAAGAAGTGGTCTGCTGGATGACCCCTTTACCCCGATGCCTTAAGACCCCGTAGAGCCTTTTAGGCAGGTGCTGTCTCTCTCGATGCACAGTCGTTCATCAGCCAGACCAAATTGGTTGTGGAGAACCAGAGCCTTTAGAAATGGGAACCCGAAGGTCTATGCCCCATCCCCGCTGTCTGCTCTGGTGTCTTAGGCTCGTAGTCGGAAGCGTTCCATCTCTCGCTGTCTCTTTCCCCGCTTTGGACACGGGTCGATAACCATTGGCAACCAGCGAGGTCGCTACGAACTTGCATCACCACCCTGCTTACGCAGGACTGTCGATTTGCACCGACAGTAAAGTTGTTTTGCCTGCCTCTTTATGCCTCTTTACGGGAGGCTATGAAGTTTCTGCTATCACGGCAGACCCATCGGGCTTCATCTGGTTTCTTTGCGGTGATTAATCGCATACGCTTCCCAAATTGAAGCAGGCAAAAAGTGTTAAAGAACTGAAAGGAGTGTCCCCTTGGCTGGGGCAAATGTCAACACAATTTTTAAAGTAGCCGTGGAGGAGTTGAACCTCCGTCCACGAGTCCTTTCAAGAGAAGCGGGCTGTTAGGCACGCTCCACCGCCAATCAAGACGGCTTCCAAGGACAGCACCACGCTACGGCTGTAAAGAAGAGGTTGGTGGTTGGATTTGCACCAACAGTTATCGGAGTAAGGGAGCGACCCCATCTTGGAGACAAATCCAAGGTTCCCCCGCTTCTGCGTTACTAGAATTAGTCGGAAGTCATCCCGACCCTCAATAGTTGTTACCCCATTGAGACGCTACACCCTCCATAAAGTATTAGGCATTCCTGCGACAGACACACTTCCTTGCTTCCCTGCGGGGCTTATTCCGATTTCCGCTTGGATGCTCCGTGTAAGAGTTGTGGGGGCTGTTAACCATCTCCACGCCTGTCGCCACCACGCTCGTCCGTCCTGCGAAAAGGGCAGGCAATCTACGAGTCGAGAATACTCCCCGTTTAGACGGGGCTTGTCCGTTCTACTTGCGGCACTTTTCAGATGCCGATGGTTGATAGCCATCCCCTCTTGCGAGGCTTGGTAGGCGGTTCGTGTGGTGTTGGAATGTCAAAAGAACAGAAAAGAGTGCCGCAGGATACCTCTCGGTATCAGTATGTTAGCCGTGGTCGCATTCAACATTGGGTATCCCCAACTTTAGTTCACAGTTAAATCCCTTGCGAGATACAGTCTCCGTCAGTCGTCTTACGCCCTTGCAAGAGCAGTAAGACTTTTTTTGGAGGTCAGCGGAACCAATGCACCACGCTCTAACAGCCGGCGACATAAAGTGTTCACCAAGTTTCGTTACGAGCCTTACTTCCTCTCGCCAGCCCCCGAAGGGGCTTGGCGTTGTAGGCGTGCAATCATACGCCTCGTTCTTCGACCTTGCGGTCTACAAAGTAAGATGCCCTCGGCAGGACTTGAACCTGCAACTTCCAGCAACTAGTTCTCGGTGTATCCACCAAGTTTTTCGTTGCCGTGCCCCAGAGGTTATAAGCCTCTTTTCAGTTAAATCCCGTTCAACAGGATACAGTCATCGAACTCTGCGTGTTAGGTTGCAACCTTTCACATTTTGTTTTGATGATACAGCGGGGGCAAACTCGAGCCATCGAGTAGCGTGGGCGTAATCTTATGACGAGCCGAACATTGGCGACACTCTTATCGCAGAGCGGGCGTGTTGTCGGCGTGTTAGGCTCGTCTTGAAACTTGGAATGTGAAAGAACTGAAAGTGGATGCAGGGGCGTTTTTTTTGCTCCGTAGAGCGAGCCGTTGATTACGAGGGTAAGGTCAGACCTCGACCTGCAAAGGGGAGCGGTGAGGCTGGTTTGGTTACCAGCCCCCGTCACACGGACGGGTTGCACAGGTGGGGTCAGTCCCACACACCGCATAAAGTAGAGAGTCGCCCTTGGTCTTTTCGCTCACGCTCGTTGCCGTTGTTAGCCTCGGTCGTGGTTCACAGCCCCTGCGTGTTGCAGAGGACTTAAGGTAGATTTATCGGGCGACTCAAAGAACAGAGGGTAGTTAACCCTGATGAGAGAAGTAGATACTATACCCAAGGGTTTGACAAGCGAAAAAAACAAAAATCTTTCAGAAAGTCACAAACCCCCTGTAAACATTGGGTTTTTTGAACATCTTTTTTCTGCCTATGAGCAGAAATCGGGGTAGCCCAAGGCTACTCGGAGGGCATTTTACCCTCTGGGGCAGGAGGAGCCTCTGGCTTGGCTTCTGCGGGCTTTTCCTCGGGGGGAGGGGGCGGAGGAGGTGCAAGGAATCCAAACGCCAAGGCGGGCACAAACTGCATCACCTCGCAGTCCCACAAGTGGTTCGCTCGCTTGCCAATCCTCTTCCACTCGGGCTTGCCCGTGGCAACGGACTTTGTCCGCACCTCGGATTCCATCTGGTCAAGGTAGTCCTGCCCAGCATCGCTGGCGATTGTGTGCTTACCAATCTTTCGCATACGAGAGAGTTGGTCTTTCAGAGCCAAGTTGGAAAAGTGGTGAACGCTCACAGGGCCTGTGCCCACATTAACCAAGCGTCTCGGTGAATACACTTTGCCCACGGGCTTACGCCCCTTGTTTGTCTCAATCATCCAAGTGAACTCGTATCGCTGGTCACCACGAAGTGCCGTCCACTTGTTGATACCGCATTGCCTAATAACATCATCGAATTGGTCACCGCAGTCCACATATGTCAGAGCAGGGTGAACCTCCAAGGTCTTGCCCATCGAGACCACATCTTCCCAAGTCTGCACATAACGCCACTTCACCAGACGGCTGTCTCCGCCTTCCGCCCATCCTCGCACGAGACAGAAGAAGCCTTCTCTCTGCACATCGACTGTCATAAACCTAGCACGGATTTGCTTCTCCCGTTTATGGTCGGTGTGTATCTTGCGGGTCGCTGGGTCGATGCGGGCTTCCTTGTCCCACTCCTCCGTCATCTTGTAATCGCCAATCGTGGCGAGTGAACCAAAGTCATCGGGTGCGTCCGACCAGAATTGTGCCAACTGCTTCTGGCGGAAAATCTGGAGGGGCTTCGAGTCCCCATTTACTTCTAGGGCAAGTTTCGCACGGACATACATCTCCGCCATCACGCCCCAAGAGCGTGCCGCCAACCCGTTCCAAGTGTAGCCGTGGTTCGCTGGGTCGGAGTTCGGATTGGTAATGGCATAGAACCCTCGGGCGTTGAAGTCGTCTCGGTTAGACCTCGTATCGTCAAAGCGTTTCTTGCACCCCTCGCACTCATACTTGGTCTCCTTGCGAATGAGGGAGAAGTCCATCTCCCCGTCTCGCATCTGGGCTTCGGGTATCCTTACCGAATCCCACGACCAAGGTTGCCTATGATTGCACTCGGGGCAGGCAAACGACCACACACGCTTGTCGGTCGTGTTCCAGACACCCTCGGTGTCGTCCCCAACGAACGACCCCTGCGACATAAAGATTCGCTTACCCATCCATCCGAAGGAGGTCACACGGGCGGAGGCTTCCGCCATATGCCCTTGTGGCCACAACCAAGTCTCGTCACCCACGAGCCACCTAATGCTTCGTCGTTGCAGGTTCTTTTCGTTATACGCACCCAAGCACCAGAAGGTCATATCCTCCGTCTGCACAGTTCCGTTACCCTTCTTCCCCGTCTCGTCCTTCGATAACTTGGCTAGGACGGGGGGCACATTATCCCACAGAATCTTCAAACGACTCTGCATCCAATCGCCCGCATTATCGTCTGTGTCATTGAGGTAGAGAGTCGGGGCTGGTTGACGGGCTATGATGAAGCACGACAGCATCTCGGCGGCTAACGACTTCCCAGACTGAATAGGTGCTATCGTCACAGCCAACCTCACCTCTGGGTCGGCATACGCCCTCAAGGGTTCCGCCAGCCACGGGGTCTCCTGCACCCGAAACCCACTCGGCATCGGGGAGAACGGAATCTGGCGAATGTTCGCCTCCAGCCACGCCACGATGTCTCCGCCCTCATCGGGACGGAACGCCTTGCGGATGCGGGCTTCGAGTTGGTCGGCAATAGCCTCTTTCTGTGCGGGGGTCATCCTATTGGTTAAGTGCGTTGGTATTGGCTCATAAAGTTTATTGGTTCTCGTCCTCCATTTCCCCGAGGGTATCGTCTGTGAAGTTCTCAAGCGACCCACCACCACTCGGGCTGGGGTCATCTTCAAGGTCTCCTACTGTTGGGAAGAGATGCGAGAGTGGGCTGTTCGGTGGCTTGATGCCAATCTCGTCATCCCCGATACGGGGTGAACCATCCCGCACTTGCGGACTGTATTCCGAAATCTTGCGGAACAGGTCGTCCTTGAACTCCCGATATGCCTTCAACGCTTTACTAGGATTGTCTGGATTTGCCTTCGGGGCAAAGGTCAACTCTGCCCGCTCAATCTGACTTCGCAACTGACCCATCACCTTGCCAAACCTCGCCGCCGCCGCTTCCGCATCAATCAACTTACCCTCCTCTTGGATACGCACAAACCTTTCCTTCTCTAACCTCAGTAGGGTAGCCACCGCCCTGTCGTAGTTCGCATACAACTTCCCCTGTGCTGGGTCGCCCGACTGCAACGCCTGCATAAACACCTGCCTCGTCAAACGGCACAACTCCGTCTGCTCGTTAACACGGGTATCCATTTCCGAGTTACCCGTCTCCCCCGTGACCGACTGCAAAATGGAGTCCAACCCACTCAAGTTCAACGGCTGGACGGGCTGGCTAATGTGCCCACGATTCTGCATCTCCGTCTTACGGGAGTCTCGCCACGCCCTCGCCTCCTCAATGCTCGATGTCGGCATACCCTCCTTTACGAGTTGCGATACCCGCCCTTTCGTTAGCCCAAGTGCCGCCGCTATTTCATTCTGTTGTGCCATTACTTATATGATTGGTTTATGAGTGTTCTCAATTTCCTCTAAACAAGTTGGGGGAAATCGTGGTGTCTTACGACCCCGCACTACCCTTGTGCTTAAAAATAGATTCCTTAACGGGGGGTGGGGGGGTGGGGGGGTATGTGGGGGTGGACTGTTTAATAATGGGCGTTGGGTTTAAGGGTCTGGTTAAGGAGCGTTTAGAGTCACGGGCTTGGCGTTTGGCTTGGTTCTTTTGCCACGCATCGGCGTAAGCCTTGCAGGCTACCTCGCTACGCATAAACTGTGAGGGAGCGAGGTTGAATAGTTGTTGGATGCGTTTGACCTTCTTGGATACGAATTGGCGGGAGCAGTCCCGTTGCTTGGCTAGTTCGGTCTCGGTGGGTGGGTCACCGATGCCAAAGGCAATGAGTATACAGCGTGCTTGGAAGAGGCAGTCTGGTGATTCGGATAGTTGCATAGCCATCACTACCCTGCGAACCACCTCTTGCACTTCGTCTTCGGTGTATGTGCGTTGGGGTGTGGGGTCGGGGTCTATGGCTGGCTCGTCCTCGTATGAGAAGGCTTGGTGGTCAGCCTTGACCTCAAAGGTGTAGTTGCCATCGCCCTCACGGGCTTCTGGTGCTAGACCTTGGGCTATGAGGTTCCTTTGGGTCTCTATGGGCTGTTGGGCGAACCAGAGGGCGTAAGCCTCTATGCCGTGCTTATTGGCAGGGAGGTCTACCTTGAGGTATTGGCTATCAGAGGGTTGTGTATCCATTAGCCAAGGGGTTGGGGTTTGTCATCCCCAAAGGGGAGGTAATGGTTCGCATTAGTGTTTCTTATGACTTGAAAAGAAGTGCCAAAATGCTCTTGACAAGAGGTTCCTAGTCCCACATAGAGCGTATTAGACGGCCACCGGTAATCGTTTGATTGTTTGATTACGCTCGCCACCTTGCGGTGTCTCGCTGTCGTGATTGGGTTCATCGTGCTTTCCGATTGGGGCTTAATGGGTAGTTGTGCCCGTATCAGAACGGGTCGGCTTCGAGGGTTTGGATAGCCGTGTCGCTCCACTTGACCCCGTGCCAATGACCTCGTGAGTGGTTCCAGAGGATGATGGGATTGGTGTTGGAGAGTCGGATGAGGTGATTTGCCACATCGAATGCGGTAGCGGTTCCTACCCCCAATTTGGAAGCGATGTAGCGAACCAGATTGCTCTGTTCTGGGTCGTTGGTGTGTTCGGTCGGGGGCATATCGACCATCTTCTGCAAGTCCTTCATCGAGAAGTTGGTCAGCACATTCTCGTCATTGACCTCCCAGAGGATGCGTCCTTCTGCGTGGCGGAGGTGCATAAAGGCAGTAGCCTTGCCGTCCTTGTCGAGCAATCCAGCACGCTTGCCTCGCTTGGTCAGCACCAACTCGAAGAAGGGTCGTATCTTGTC